CGTAAAAATACTCTGCCAAGACGTTCGCCCTGTCACTAATAAAGTCAGTAAAGAGATCCTTAGGGCCTAGCATGCTCATCAGTTGGTTCAGATTAGTGGTTGCAGGCCTAGGCACGTCTAACCCACTCAGGCAGATGCGGGTAAAAAGCGCTGTCTTGATTGCATTGGCAGCCTCTTCTTTTATTACCTGCCTCGACCCTTTCTTCTGTAGTAGTAGAGCAGCCACGCTAACGAGATAGGGCTTTATGTACGCCATCAGGAGTAAAGGAAGGACCCAGTCTGGCCTGTCTTCCTCCGAAAGGGGTGCGACGGTGAGCGCCTCACCTCTCGGAACTCTACGCACGCTAGCCGTGACCAACGACCACGGTTTAACGGTCTTAACAAGAACTAGTGGAGCATAACTTACGTTCTGAGGTTCTGGGAGCGGTAGTAGAATAACGTCCACTGTGACATGACTATCGGGTTGTAAGTTCACGCTCACATATTCAATATTGCTAGCTATCTTTTGTTGTAGTGCGGGCGTGCATGCGATGGGTTCTAAACTATCAGCCATTTGCGCTTCAGTGAATACAGGGATTTCGAGGGCCGTGCCGAGCGATGGAAAGACGCGTCGGGAGTAAGCCAGGCCGAAGTAGAGATACTTGTCATCCATTCTCATTAATTTCGGAGTCTTAAACTGTGGGTGTGACCTAAGATGATCCCGAACGACCATGTTAAGAACACGCAGCTCATCCTGGTCGCATAACGCTAAAACTGAAGGAGCGAGATTTTCGTAATTTAGAGCTAATATTTCCCTGATGTATAACCACTGGTAGTACGCATCATTTAGTACATCACTCCTGGCCGGTGGAAGGGCAATATCGAACCATTCCTTTGTCCGCATTCGTGCACCCAGTATGTCAACCACCAGAGTCCACTCATCAAATGCATAGTAGTATTTGCCTGGAGATCGATACGCATGTCCCACAATACTGAGTTGGGGTTCATGCTGAAAACTCTTCGCGAAGGAGGTGTAGAAGCCCATTAATTGTGCGGCAAGGCGCTGTATTGATGGCTTCTTGTACAGTATCAGGTCAGTCGGGTACAGTATAGTCGCTAATGCCTCGTTATCTACTGAAGATAATGCCGACGCATATAGCAGATGTGGTGCGAGCACATCCATTGCGATGAGGTATCGATCTAGCGTAGTCCAAGATAATTCAGGAAGATGGGTGTCGATTATTCCGACGTCACCAAACCAACGCGCGGCCT